CTAACCACACATACGCATCGCAAGATATGTTTGATCCAGATGACAAGATCTCAGGTGGTAGTGGTTTTATCTATGCAAGTTCAATGGTAGTTGCTATGAAAAAACTAAAACTAAAAGAAGATGCAGATGGTAACAAAACTAGTACAGTAAATGGTATTAGAGCGGCGTGTAAGGTTATGAAAACACGTTATGCTAAACCGTTTGAAGGTGTACAAGTTAAGATTCCATACGAAACAGGTATGGATCCATATTCAGGTATGTTTGATTTGTTAGAAGCAAAAGGCTTACTTGAAAAACAAGGTAATCGCTACAAGTATATTGATAGCACAGGTGAAGAAACTCTAGAATATCGTAAGAACTGGACAGGTGACAAACTCGAGATGATCATGGCCGATTTACCGGCAAAAGAAGAACAAATGGTAAATATCGCTAACGCAGACGAAGAAGCTGTGGATCATAACGAGGAGCCAGTCTTAAATGGATGAAGAATTTGTGGCGGATATATGGATGCTCTTTAAAGAGTATCTGGATAAGAAGCACATCGAGCTTGCAGCAGAGAAGTATGTTGACACATTGATAGATTATGGACTAGCAGATGATCAATTACAAGAAATGTTAGGTCACGACAAACATTTAGATTATGCTATTCAATATTATTTAGAAATGGATCATCACGATATAGACGATGAAGATGAGTGGGATGAATAATGGGTTGGTACAGTCGAGTAAGTCGCAATATAAATGAAATACCCGCGGCTATACAACACTTTGAAATTGAACTAGCAGAGGCAAAAAAAGAATGTAAGTTTTTTGGCAATGTTGAAAAACAAGCATCGCAAATGCCTGGTATTGTAGAACATAGATTTAATCAGCTACAAGAAATTGAAGCCATCTTAGAATATTTAAATATAGAGCTACGTAGATTGCGTAGCTCTTTTTTCCGTAAATACTTAGAAAACTATCAACGTGCATTAAGCAGTAGAGATGTAGAAAAATATGTCGACGGCGAAGCAGATGTCGTCGACTATGAAAAAATTATAAATGAATTTGCGCTTATGAGAAATAAATGGTTAGGTGTACTAAAAGCACTTGACCAAAAACAATGGCAAATTACAAATGTTGTAAAACTCAGAGTTGCAGGAATGGAAGACGCAACTTTGTAAATAGAGTATGACCCTAACAGTTATACTACCCGCCGCAGGAAAAGGCACAAGATTAAATTTACCTTATCCTAAAGAAATATTAAGATTAGACAAAAATCAAGCACTTATAGATTATAGTTTTGACTGGTTTAAAGATTATGACAGAAACAGTGTAGACTTTGTTGTTGTAATTAATGAATATAAAACCGAAATAGTTGAATATCTATCAAAATACAAAGACAAATATAACATTGCTTTTGTATATCAAAATCCAAAAGAATTAGAATATACTGGTGCAATAAAAAGTGCCTATAGTTGGTTTGGTGAAGATAACGTAGTTTTATTACCTGATACAATTTTAAAATTAAAAGGCACTGAGGACTTGTATACACAAGTTAAAGATAAATTACAAGACAACGAGTTTGTTTTCTTTTACAAAAAAGAAACAGATCCATTAATGTTATCAACAAAAGGTGCATTACAAATGGAAGATGATGTTGTAAAATTCTATGAAGATAAACCCCAAACAGACTTTGGCAAATTTAATGCATATTGGTGTAGTTTTGCATTTAGAGCAAGTTCATTTATGCCCGCTATGGAATATATGGAAAAAAGCACATTAAAACAAAAATTCAATGCGAAACAAATGACATATACTCCATTTTATAATTCTCAAGGTATAGAAGTAGATGATTATATTGATCTCGGTACGTGGAGTGAAATACGTAGACTGTTATCTGAATATCAGGAAGAATAATGTATTTTTTTGTGAGTGATAAAGAACACAACAGATATAGTTTTAGATCAAGAGGTACTTTGTTACTTGAAAATATGGATAGCACCAATAACGGCCTTATAACTGATACAAATCAAATACAGCACAACGATAACAGATTATTTGTATTTGGCAAAAAATTTACAAATGAAATATTAAATGTGCTGATAGAAAAAAATGCAAAATTTATTTGCGATATATCAGATTACAAATTTTATAAACAAGATGTTATAGATTTATATACAAAAGCTGCCAAGCATTGTAAATTTTTTGTTGCTACCTGTGAATATCTAGCAAAAGACGTAGAAAGATTATTTAAAGCAAAATGTTATGTTATAGCAGACTTAACAGAAAGAAAACAAAGCAAACCAATAAAAAAAGTTTTTGACAAGAATGATGTTGTAAAACTTGTGTGCTACGGAGCAAGAAAAAATATTCATAAAGTAAACTTTGATATGATACTTGCTAATATGCAAACTGTACACCCAAACGTACAAATAGATGTTGTTACAAATAAGAATGTAGATGATCCAAGTTGGTGGACAGATTGGAGTTTCGAAACTCAAGAAGAAATGGTTAATAATAGCGATGCAATTTTATTGCCAATTTTTTATAAAAATAAAATAGAAAAATTTGTTAAAGGTAAAGGAAACAATAGACCAATTGATGCACTACAGCAAGGAAAGTTTGTTATCACACAAAGTTACATTCCAAGTTATGTTGATTTACAAGACTATATATGGACAGGTAATTTGACAGCAGGTTTTCAATATTTTATACACAATCCAAATGATGTTTATCAAAAAGTTTTAGCAGGGCAAGCCCATATTACTAAGTACTATACACCAATTAAAGTAGTAGATAAATGGCTTGAGCTAGAAAGAATTATAAATGAAAAAAGTTCATAATTATTATTTGCCAGATACAGATACACATTTTGAAAAAATGATAAACAAACGCATCAGTCAAGGCGGTCCTGCTGAATATCAAGACGATGTTAGAGATGAAGCATTCAAGTACGTAAAAGAATTTAACACAGCAATTGATGTTGGTGCTAATGTAGGATTATGGACTGTTCCTTTATCACAAAAATTTAACAAAGTAATATCATTTGAACCTATGGCACAAGTTTATGAATGTTTGTTAGAAAATACAAAAGGTATTGAGAATGTTATTCTAAATAATTTTGCACTAGGTAGTGAACAAAAAAATGTAGATATGACTTATGATCCAAACAACACAGGAAATAGTTTTATTAACGGTAAAGAAGGCAACATTAAAGTAAAAACACTTGACCAAAGTTTTATGCCTCCGTTTGAACTAATTAAAATTGATTGTGAAAGACACGAATTAGAAGTGCTAAAAGGTGGTATAAACACTCTAAAAAAATACAAGCCAATTGTTATTGTTGAACAACATCCTGATACTGAATATTGTGCAGGTGAGTTTTTGAAATCACACGGTGCTGTTGAAATTAGTAATGTTAGAAAGGATTACATCTTTGGCTGGTAAAAAGGCAGTATTAGTTACAGGAGGTTTTGATCCTATACACTCAGGACACATTGCATACTTCAAAGCAGCAAAAAAATTAGGCGACAAACTTGTTGTTGGACTAAACAGTGACGAATGGCTTGCACGTAAAAAAGGACGGGCATTTATGCCATTTAGAGAACGTGCTGAAATTATAAAAGAAATGGAATGTGTTGATCAAGTTATTGCTTTTGACGATAGCGATAATAGTGCCTGTGCAGCAATCTTCACAGTATTAAGCACAAAAGGTAGTAACTGGAGAGTTGTTTTTGCCAATGGTGGTGATAGGACACTTATAAGCACACCTGAATATGAAACGTATGGTGATAGCACTGAGGTAGAGTTTGTGTTTAGTGTTGGTGGATCAGAAAAGAAAAATTCAAGTAGTTGGATATTGAAAGATTGGAGTCAACCAACAACAGAACGTGCTTGGGGCAAGTACACTGTTTTAGATAAAGGCGAAGGCTGGCAAGTAAAACAATTAGAGTTTTTACAAGGACAACAACTAAGCGACCAAAGACATTTTAAACGCAGTGAACACTGGCACGTGGTTGATGGTGTAATACTTATGTTCCTTGAAGACAAAGACGGTAGACAATCAAGCAAGCTATTAGTTCCAGGTGATAGCATTGATATACCTATAGGTTATTGGCATAAAGCAGTGAATTTAGATAACCAATCTGCAAGAGTAATAGAAGTATGGCTTGGCAAAGAATTAACAGAAGATGATATAGAAAGAAGAGACTAATGGAAGAACCCTTAAGAATATATGTAGGATGGGATAGTAGAGAAGATATTGCATATCAAGTGTGCAAACAAAGTATTTTAGATCACGCTTCTGTACCTGTAAAAATTATTCCATTGAAACAGGACGACTTACGGAAAAAAGGAATATACGACCGCCCAGTTGATGCTATGGCCAGCACTGAGTTTACATTTACAAGATTTTTAGTTCCTTTACTAAATGGATTCCAAGGATGGGCATTGTTCATTGATTGCGATTTTGTGTTTTTGGATGATGTAAAAAAATTATTTGATCAAGCAGATAACAAGTATGCAATTATGTGTGCCCAACACGACTATACACCTAAAGAAGGTACAAAAATGGATGGCAAGACACAGCATATATATCCAAGAAAAAATTGGAGTAGTATGATGTTAATGAACTGTGGTAGTTATACAAATGGTGTTTTAGGCAAAGGTTTAATAAACGATTCTTTAAAAACTGGCGCTTACTTCCACAGATTCAGTTGGGTGCCTGATGCTGAAATTGGAGAACTGAGTCACGAATGGAATTGGTTAGTAGGATGGTACAAAGAACCAAAAGACGGTAAACCAAAAGCATTGCACTATACAGAAGGTGGACCTTGGTTTAAAGAATATGAAAACTGTGAATATGCCCTTGAGTGGTATAAAGCAAAAAATAATTATTTGACAGATGCTTATAAACACGCACACGCTAAAGCACAAAGTTTAGATGAAAAACGTAAACGTGATAAAGAAATTGATATTAACGAAAGAATACATCCAGAAAATATTATAATGGACAGTCAAAAAAAAAATTTAATGACTAAGTTCTTTAATTATTTAAAGGACCCACAATCAAAATTTTATGACACAGATTTTAAGGAGGATTTAATGGCAATACGAGGTGATAGAGTAGCAGCAATCTTTCCTGATTTTGAAGAAGGAAATTTTAATCCGCAGAAAAAAGGTTACGAATTTGACGAATATTTAGAAGCACTGGTACAAGGTATTCCTAGTGGAGAACTTAGTACTTGGGAACAAGAACAAAAATCAAGTGTTCCTTTGTTAATCAGAGGTTTAGGCAAAAAAAGTCAACTTGCTATAAAAGAATGCTGGAGTACAAAAAGAGATTTTTATGCAATTGATAGCGGATATTTAGGAAATGAAAGAACTAAAAGTAAAGTATGGCATCGTATAACAAAAAATGCACTGCAACATTTAGGACCTATTAAAGAACGTCCTAGTGATAGATTAAATAGACTAGGATGGAAATATCAAAAATTTCATCCAGGAAGAAAAATACTAATTTGTCCTCCAAGTGATAAGGTAATGAAGTTTTGGCAACAACCTACTCCAGAAGAATGGACTCAAAATGTTATCAAAGAACTTAGAAAATATACAGATAGACCTGTAGAAATAAGATTAAAACCAAAGCGTAATGAACGCATAGCAGACGGAAATATTATACACGCTTTACAAAATGACGTGCATTGTGTTGTAACATACAATAGCATTGCAGCAACAGAAGCATTGCTAAACGGTAAACCTGCAATTGCATTAGGACCAAATGCTGCAACTGTTTTATGTAACACTAGTTTGTCAGAAATAGAAAATCCAACTACATTTGACAAACAAACAATGGAAGCATACGCAGCACATTTAACTTATTGTCAATTTACAAAACAAGAAATGCAAGATGGTACAGCGTGGCGTATTTTAAATGAAAGTAGTTAATTATCTTTCAAGTGTTCCAAAAGGAAATACTAACAAACAAAAAGAAGAATTAATAATTAAGTTTCACAATGGCGTGCAACGTATTGGAGACGAATCACATTTAATGCAAGGTTATTTTCCAGTTGATTGTGATGCAGCAGTAATTCAAGGTTGGGTATATTCTGATACTAGACCAAGCCATTTAGATTTAAGAAAAAAAGTAATAGATCATCAACGTAAAAATGGAAAGTATACAATAGTTGCTGATGCTAATCTATTTTTATATCAAAACAAAGCAAACCCACACGGCTATTTAAGATATAGTTTAAATGGAGTTTTTCCAGACACAGGAATATACTGTGACGATAAAATAGACGAAACTAGATGGAACAGAATTAGCACCAACACAGGTATCCGTATCGAAGAACCAAAAATAAATGGTAATCATATTCTTATTTTATTACAAAGACAAGGTGGTTGGAGTATGGGCGGAGAAGACATTATAGATTGGACAATGAATACTGTAAGACAAATTAGGAAAACAGGTTGTGACAGGATCATAAGAATCAGACCTCATCCTGGATGTAAAAAATCAAAGTTGTTTTTAAATCCCAAACATAATCCTTTTTACAAATTAAATAAAGTACAAATGTGCGATCCTACAAATATGCTTGAAAATGATTTAAGAAATTGTCACGCTGTAATAAACAAAAATAGTAGTGGTATAGTTGGTCCTATTATCAAAGGATATAATGCATTTGTTACAGAGCCAAATAAAAGTCAGTGTGCAGAAGTTAGTAATCATAATTTATTAGATATTGAACAACCAAAAATGTTTGATAGATTAAAATGGTTACAAAGAATTAGTATGTTTCATTGGAGTTTTAGTGAACTAGAAACAGGACAATGTTGGAGTCATATTAAAAATTATGTCCAATAACTTTCAGTTCTTTTTACCATCATATCTTTAGGTAAACTTTTACCAGTATTTTTTCTATCGCCTTTCATATGATCCATCCAAGTTCCTAACACTGTATTAATTAACGGATGACCACCGCCACCAGTTTTTGCTTCTTTCAAATACATATCAGCACTATAATCTAAAACATTGTTATCAATGTTTTTTAATTGATTTAATATGTGTCCAAAAACAAAACTATCGTGCCATTCTTCTAATTCAAAAATACCATTCTCTGCATCTTCATAAAATCTTTCAAACTCTTTTATAAATTGCACACACATTGGATGATTTTTATTCAACCCATAAAAGCCACATTCTGGCCAAGTTTGTGATCCTTTACCTCTGCCTACATATGTAATCCATTTGTCGTCTGGTAATAATTTTTTAAATTGTTTGTATGTCCACTTGTTATGTATGAATGTATCAGCGTCCATCCATACACACCAATCTGTACTTTTCTCAAATGCGTCAAACACAGCATAAACTTTATTTGCAAATCTAATTGCATTCCATTTAAATTCTTTGTGCCAATCTCTAGGCCTACGTGCTTTTATATCTGCTGGCGGTATTCCATTTGCTTTAGGCACATCTTTCCAACGTTTTTTGAATTTATTTAATTTAGGAAGTTCTCTGGTAGCTTGATATTCAATGATTTGAGATCTTTCAGTAATTGCAGGGAAACAATCTTCTGCATAAACAAGCAATTTTATTTCTGGATCAACTTGTTCTGCAAAACTATCCAAAAAACGTTGTCCATATTTGTCTAGTCCTGGTTTATGAAATGTTGTTACCACAGTTATGTTTGACATATTTTATCCTTGTTAAATAGTACTGGAGTATTTAAGTATGATATTTAAATTATGGAATGAATATGGAGCAATGAATTCGGCTCCTGTGTTTGAAGCATTTAAGAAAAGTGTTCTTGAGGCTGGACATAGTTTATGTAAAACTGATAAAGTGAGCGATGCTGATGTACACGTTATATGGAGTGTACTATTTGCTGGCAGAATGACTCCAAATAAACATATATGGATGAATTGTAAAAAACAAAATAAGCCTGTTATTGTACTTGAAGTTGGAGGTATAAAAAGAGGCACAACTTGGAAAGTAGGTTTGAATGGCATTAATAGGGACGCTTCTTATGGTAGTAGTAATATGGATAGTACTAGAGCTACTGAACTCGGGCTACATTTAAAACCTTGGAAGGATAATGGAAAGCATATTTTAATCTGTGGACAACACGATAAAAGTTTACAGTGGGAAAATATGCCACGTATGAGTAATTGGATAATGAGTATCATTGATGAAATCAAAACATACACTGATATGCCAATTATATTTAGGCCGCACCCACGTTGTAGATTAGAACACATAGAACGTCAATACCAAAATGTTTACAGAGATGATCCTATACAAATACGTGGCACTTATGATGATTTTAATTTAAGTTTTAAAGATGTATTTGCCCTTGTAAATTGGAGTAGCAATCCTGGTATACAAGCTGCTATTAACGGTATTCCTGTGTTTACTGGTCCTAGCAGTTTAGCTTGGCCTGTGGCAAATCAACACTTGTCACAAATAAAAAATCCAAAAAAACCAGAAAGGCAGCAATGGTTAAATGACTATGCTTGGACTGAATTTACTATACCAGAAATAGAACAAGGCATACCTTTAAAGAGATTGACTAATTTACTCTAATCTGCTATTATAAAATATGACTGAAATAAATTACATTGAAGACTTGCTTCAAGTTGTGTTAGGCAAGTATGGACACACTTTTGCATTAAGAGATGCTGACTTATCTTTATTGAATAGTTTTGATAGACAAATATGTAAAGGTGTAGCACTTACTGATAGACAATTTAATTTGCTGAAAATTAAGTTAGAAGTTTATGGATCCCAGTTTAAGAAAAACGAAATACGTAATTGGCAAGCTGCACTTCAAAATTGTTCAACTGAATTTAGAGAAATAGATAGAACTAAATCTATAGAAATTGTTGATTATGATAAAATTGTTAAAAACACAAGAACACATTGGTCATTAAAAGAAGGACGTTACATAAAAGTAAGATTTCCTTTTAACAAAAAATTTATTGCAAAATTAGAAAATATAATTTATTTGAATAATAACAAATCATACTTTCACGAAAAAAACTCACACGAACATTATTTTAGATTTACTCCAATAAATTGTCATAAAATTAGAACAGCATTTCCAGAATGGCAAACAGATAAAGAAGTTATCGAAGTTGCAGGAAAAGTGCAAGAAATATTAGACAATAAAGAAGATTATATTCCGCAGTACAAAAATAATAAATTTATAAATGTAGATGAAAAAACAACATCTTTATTAGAATCAAAAGATAAAATTAATATTGCTGATGCATCTATTGCATATGGGTTCTTTATTAATGAGTCAACAAATAATACATTACTGGATACAATTGCATATCGCAAAGAACCAACAGTTCTTGCTAATATAGATATTTACAGTCTTTATGATATTGTTGATTGTTTAGATCATTTAGATAGATATCCTTTACTAGTGTGTGTTGATAAAGATGATGCATTTAAACAAGTGCAAGAAATGCACTCTGCAATTACAAAATTTGTTCCGTGTAATTTACAAAGTGTTATGTTTAGAGTTGAAAGCAGTGATAAAGAAAATAATCCTTTAAACAATTTTGTTAAAGAAAATAGTCTTAATAATTGGGTAGATCAAAATACAAAAGTAGTGTATATTAAAAAAGACAAACTACCAAAAGTATTGTTGAAAAGTGATTTCAAACCACGCACAGCAGTTTGTAAATCAAGTTTGCGTTCTAACAGACTAGTTACAAATTATGTAAGTTATAACTGCGATTTGATTGTGTACAACGATACAGATCTAAGTAGTTTTAGAACACATTATAACAAAGGGTTCAATGGTTGGCAAGTTGTAAATTAATAATTGAAGATGAAGTTAACATAAAACTAGAAGGTTTGGATGTAGACGTCAGACGTAAACTTTCCAATGCTCTTAAGTTTGAGGTTCCTTATGCACGTTATATGCCACAATATAAACTTGGACGCTGGGATGGAAAAGTTGCTTTCTTTGGTATTGGTGGCACAGGCTATGTAAATCATCTGGATACTATTACTACTGTATTAGAAAAAAACAATGTACAAATAGTTGATATAGAAGATAGACGACATCCTATACAATTAGACTTTCCAGAAGTTACAGAACGTTACTGGGCAGATCAAGGTGTGCATTGGCCTAAAGGTCATCCTGCAGAAGGCGAAGAAATAATTCTGCGTGACTATCAAGTAGAAGCAATCAACAA